ACAGGTTCGCTGTCGTTTGCGACGGTGACCGGCATTACGTCAAGCGCAGCAGCGGCATCTACCATTAGCATCGGCAACGGTCTTCCGGGTTACACGGCTTGGTTACCGCTGGATATCTACACGCCGAACCAGGTCACGAACATTTCTGCCAAGACGAGCGGAACGGTCAACTACTCGGTTGAGTACACGAACGAAGATCCGTTTGATCTTAGCATTGAGCAGTTAGCGGTCCCGCATCCGAATGCGAGCTTAACGGCAGCGAGCGGTGACGAGACGCAGTTCACGACGACGTTGATGCGAGCGGTACGCTTGAAGATCAATTCGGGCGATGGCTCGGTTCGCTTCACGGTTGTCCAGCAATCGACGGCTTGATAAATGGCTAACATCAAGATCACCGATCTTACGGCAGCGACTGCACTTGGCGGGACTGAGCTGTTTGAGTGTGTTCAGTCCACGGCATCGGTCAAAGCATCAGCCACTCAGATTCAAAACTTTGTGGGGCAGTCGCTTGTTCTGACTAACGCTGTAGGTAGTTTTGATTCGATCACGATTTCGTCGGGTGTTGTTCCGTATAACACCATTACGAATCAGGCTTACGGATTTTTCTACTCTTCGTTGGATCAGACTTTTGCAAGCGCAAACGTCGCTTATGCAGTCACTGTCAACAACTCGGCTCCGTTTAACAGCGGTGTGACTGTTGCATCTAGCACGCAGATCACGATGATTGCTGCTGGTGTTTACGAGGTAGCGGCATCTTTACAGTTTGCAAACGCAGATTCGGTAGACCATGACGCTACGGTTTTCTTTAAAAAGAACGGCGTAGACATTACTGCATCTGCAACGAAGATCACTGTTCCAAAGGCGGCTGATGGTGGAGCGATTGTTTTGACCGTCAGCGGTTTTGATCAGTTCAACGCAAACGAATACATCCAGTGTTATGTTGTTGTTGAAGACACTGATGTGAGTTTGGATGCGACTGCGGCTGCTGTAGGTCCGCCTGCTATTCCGTCGATTCCGTCTGTCAACATTACTGCCAAAAGGATTGGCTAATGAAGGTTCGCGGGAATTGGGAAGACTGGGACGGCTTTGAGAAGTTTGCTAAGGGCGGTCGTGCGTATAAGACGAGCGCATGGCAACGCAAAGAGGGAAAGAATCCCGAAGGCGGATTGAACGAAGCCGGTCGCAGAAGCGCGAAGCGTGAGGGGATGAACTTGAAGCCGCCCGTGAGTGCGAGCGAAGCCAAGCGATCCCCGAAGGCAGCGGGACGACGCAAGTCGTTTTGTGCTCGGATGTCCGGAATGCCGGGTCCAATGAAGGATGACAAGGGCAGGCCGACGCGCAAAGCGTTGTCGCTGCGTAAATGGGATTGTTAAGAGGAAACCACAATGGCTGCTAAGTACGTCAAAGATTTTATGTTTCCGGCTGACCGTGGTTTCCACGGATCAAACAAGATGCCGAAGGCTGCGATGGCTTCTGAGCGCGGAATGCCACGAGGTGTTCGTCGTCCGATGCCGTTGAAGCCGGTTCCCGAAGAGCCGATGTATGCCAAGGGCGGTAACGTAAAGGGCAAGAAGATCGCTAAAGTCATGCGCGAGTACAAAGAGGGCAAGCTGCACTCAGGTTCCAAGAAGGGTCCTGTGGTGAAGAACCCGAAGCAAGCGATGGCGATTGCGCTGTCGGAAGCTCGTGCTGCGAAGAAGGCCAAGGGTGGCGAGGTGTTCAGCGACGAATACATGGCTTACGAGTCAAAGGGTCCGAAGACTCGCTATACCGCTGCTAAGGGTCGTCGTATGGCGAAAGAGCGTGCCATGGAGCGTCGTGCTCTGGATAAGGCGCGTCACGCTGAGAAGTATGCTCCGGGCCTCAGTTTGGATATGGAAGACGAGAGCATGGTCCGTGAGGGCAAGATGCTCAAGTACGCCAAGGGCGGAAAGGCCAAGCATTCTGATGTGAAGATGGACAAGGCCATGGTGAAGAAGGCTGTCCACAAGCATGAGAAAGCGATGCATCCCGGCAAGCCGATGACCAAGCTCAAGCACGGCGGTGTTCCGTCGTATGGACGTAAGCCAATGTACGGCGGCGGTAAGTGCTAAAATAACTTCCGTGTAGTCAGAGGGGTCTGCTCGGTGCAGTGGACCATGGCGCAAGAGGGACCCTGATGGCGACTTCCGGTACAGTTTCGACAACTCAATTCACGACTAGGCAGGTCATTGACCATGCCTTTAGGCGTTGTCGTCTGGGTGCGCAGCAGATCACCTCCGAGATGATCGACGTTGCGAACGACCAGCTTTACCTGATCCTAAGCAACCTTGCTAACCGAGGCGTTCAGCTTTGGTGTATTGAGAAGCTGATAATGCCGCTGTACGAGGGGAATGGCGCGGTGACGCTGCCATTGGGTACGGTGGATGTTCTCAATACCAACTTGCGCACTCTGACTGAAGTTACCGGTACCGAGACGACTAGCTCGACTACGGTCACAATGGTTGTTTCTGGCGGCACGACGCTGACCACAGTTGGTATTTTGTGGAGCGCAGCGGCGGTTCCGTTCGTCGTTGAGCAGTCGGTAGATGGAATATCTTGGACTTCGGTTCCGACTGAGCAAAGCACCACGGCTCCGACTCAGGTAGCTGGCGAGTGGCTCTGGGTAGACTTCAACGCTACGACCACCAACAACTATTTCCGCGTTCGTGCTACGAGCGGGACCCTATCGGCCACGGATGTCTATTTCGGGAACACGCCCACAGAGATCCCTATTGCGCGATTGAATCGCGATGACTACACGGCGCTGCCCAATAAGTTCTTCCTTGGCCGACCTTTGCAGTTCTGGTTTGACCGTCAGCGCGAACAGCCGATCATGCATCTGTGGCCGGTTCCGAATGCGGCAGCGACGACCCAGCAGATCGTGTTGTGGCGGCATCGCTACATTCAGGACGTTGGAACCATGGTCGAGGAACTTGATGTTCCGCAGCGTTGGTTTGATGCCATCGTGGCTTTGCTGGCTTCCAAGCTGGCCGAAGAGACGCCAGAAGTGGATGCCCAATTAATGCCAATTTTGGAAGCCAAGGCCGAGAAGGCGCTGGCGCAGGCCGAGAACGAGGAGCGGGACAACAGCCCAATTTACTGGGCACCGTTGATTAGCCCGTATACGCGATGAGTCTATTTCTTGACACACGCGGATTGGCTTGGGCGGGCATTGGAATCTGCGACCGGTGCTCGCGGAAGTTTCCGATTGGCGAGTTGATGCCGGACCCAAACTATCCGGGCTTGCGCGTATGCCGCGTAGATGTGGATGAGCTTGACCCGTACCGGCTTCCGGCTCGGCAGACTGAACGCATTACGTTGCCGTTTGTACGGCCCGATGTCTCGGTGGCAACAGATCCGGCTGGCTTGATCAGCGAAGACGGTAACACCTTTGTTACCACCGAAAACTTTGACGATTACGTGGAGCCGTAAAAAGCATGTCAAACGTCCCCACAAATTTGATTCCAACAAGAATCTCGCAGTTGCCCGAAGCTCCGGTTGCGGACCCGGCTGGCTATTTCCCGATTGTCATTTCGGGTACGACCTACAAAGTTCAGTTCAGCCAGATTCAAGGTAACGTCGAGGTTCCGGCTTCGCGTCGTGTTGATACGGGCACTGGACTGACGGGCGGTGGTTCGCTGTCTGCTGACATCACGATTGCGGTTGCCAACGGCGGAATCGGAAACGATCAGCTTGATACGACGGGCGTTGCTGCGGGCACGTATGGATCAGGCTCTGCAATTCCGGTCGTCACGGTTAATAGCAAGGGCCGCGTTACCAACGTCAGCACAGAAGCCTTAGTCATTTCGGGCTACGTGCCTGATAACCGTCAGATCGTTGCCGGTGAAGGCTTGGCTGGTGGGGGCAACCTGTCGGCGGATCGCACGCTGTCGATTGCGTATTCAAGCACGATTCCTTCGGCGCTTGGCTCGGCAACGGTGGGCACGGTTGAGAACCCGGCACGAGCGGATCACGTTCACCCGGCTTTGGATCTTGGCGACCAAGATCAGACCACTGGCGTTCTGCCGATGGGCCGTGGCGGCACTGGATCTGCCATGTCGCCGGTTGCAGGCGCGGTCGTTGTTAGCAACGGTACTAACTTTGACCTGACGACGGTTGGATCTGCGGGTCAAGTGCTGTTCTCAAATGGCGCTTCGTTGCCGTCGTGGGGTCCTACTGCATCTTTGGTTGTCGCTGCTGCAAGTAGATTGCTTGGCGGCGCTGCCAATCAGGTTGTCTATCAATCGGCAACAGATCAGACCAGCTTTGTCGTTGCACCCGTCTCGGCTGACACCTTCCTCAAGTGGAACGGCTCTGGCTTTGAGTGGGGTGCGATTGCCGGTGCGGGTACGGTTACGAGCGTTGATGGCGACGGCGGGACGACGGGGCTGACGGTTTCTGGTGGCCCGATTACGTCTGCCGGAACACTGACACTCGGTGGCACGCTTGCTATTAGCGCGGGTGGTACTGGGCTTGGCGCTGTTCCAACAGATGGTCAACTTTTGATTGGTGACGGCGCTGGTTACACGCTGGCCACGCTAACCGCTGGCACTGCTATCTCGGTCACGAACGCGACTGGTTCTATTACGCTTGCTAACACGGCACCCGACCAGACGGTCACAATTTCCGGCGGCGGACTGATTTCGGTTAGCGGCACGTATCCGAGCTTCACAGTCAGCGCAACTGAGGGCTTCAGCGGAACTGTCACCTCGATTGATGTCAGCAGCACTGTTAGCGGCCTGACGTTCTCCGGTGGCCCTGTTACCGATTCTGGCGTCATTACGATGGCCGGAACGCTCGGCATATCTTCGGGTGGTACCGGACTAAGCGCGGCTCCCACAAACGGCCAGCTTTTGATTGGCGACGGCTCTGGCTTTGTTCTCTCGACCCTGACTGCCGGAACAGGCGTTTCGGTTACCAATGCCACCGGCTCCATCAGCATCGCCAACACGGCACCGGATCAGACGGTTGTTCTGACTGATGGCACGGCCATATCGGTCACCGGGACCTATCCGAGCTTCACTGTCACGAATACGGCTCCGGATCAGACAGTCATCATCTCCGGCAGCGGCATCATAAACGTCACCGGAACCTACCCGAGCTTTACGGTTGGAGCCGTTGCCGGAGCGGCGGTTACCAGCGTTGATGTTTCGAGCACGGTCAGCGGCCTGACCTTTAGTGGTGGACCGGTTACCGGGTCTGGCGTCATCACCATGGCTGGCACACTGGCCATTACGAACGGCGGTACCGGCACGAGCACGGCCACTGGCTCCGGAGCCGTTGTGCTTCAATCGGGTGCAGTGCTGAACTCGCTGTCAATCACAGAAATGTTGACGACCTCTTTGGTCGTAAATCTCAATGCGGATTTGCTGGACGGTCAGACCGGCAGTTATTATTTAGATCTGGCTAACGCCACGGGAACCCTAAGCGGGGGAACATACTAATGCCTACGATTCTTCTTAAGAAAAGCGACACGCCTAGTGCGGTTCCTACAACGGCTAACCTGACCAATCTGGCAGGCGGTGTCGAGGTTGCTGTTAACACGGCAGATCGCCGCATGTTCACCATGACCTCCGCAAGTGCGGTGGTTGAATTGGGAACGAACCCGACAAGCCTAACAACCAGCAATGCTTCTATAACGGTATTGACTGGTGCTTCGGCTACGATCACGACAATTCTAGATGGCGCAGGCAACGTCCGTAACATCCCATCAGCCGGTGCTGAGAAGACTTCTACTTACACCCTGACTGTTTCGGACGTTGGCGAATTTGTCACCATTGGTGCAAGCGGCGCGATTGATGTTCCCAACGATGTTTTTATCGCTGGTAACGCCATCTCAATCTTCAACAACACCACGGGCAACGCCACGGTCAGTCTGACCATTACGACGGCTTATATCGCTGGAACCGATTCCGATAAGGCTTCGGTAACTCTTGCCACACGAGGTGTTGCTACGATCCTGTTTGTGAACCCATCGCTCTGCGTCCTGACCGGCAACGTGAGCTAAACCCATGTCAGGGATCATGCAAATCCTGTTGGGGGCGGTGCTGCAAGGGCCGCTTGTGCGTGGGTTGTTCGTTGGTGGATTTAACCAAACAACTCTTTCTGAAACCAACATTATTAGTTACGTCAACATTGCCACCTTGGGCGATGCAACTGATTTTGGTGATTTAACAGTTGCTCGGTCGCAGTTAGGCGCTTGTGCTTCTACTACACGCGGTGTTTTTGGCGGCGGTAGTGGAAATACCAACGTAATTGATTACGTCACTATTGCGACAGCAGGCAACGCAACTGATTTCGGCGATTTGCTTACTGGCGGCGCTCAACGAGTTTCGGCTTGTTCATCTGATACGCGCGGAATTTGGGCTGGTGGCGAAGCCACGGGGGGCGTTGTTCAAAATGTTATTCAATATATTACGATTGCTTCTGTCGGAAACGCTACTGACTTTGGTGATTTAACTGTTGCAAGACAACAGCTTGGTGCTTGCTCATCGCCAACGCGTGGTGTGTGGGCTGGCGGTAGAGATTCAGGATCAACGATTGTTAATGTTGTTGATTTCGTTTTAATTGCTTCTACTGGCAACGCCGTAGATTTCGGTGACTTAACATCTGCAAGAGCATGGTTAGCGGGGTGTTCAAGCAACACTCGCGGTGTTTTTGGCGGCGGAACAACCGGAACAGCAACAAACGTCATTGATTATATTACTCTTGCAACAACCGGTAACGCTACCGATTTTGGCGATTTGCTGCTTGCTAATCAACAGTTAAGCGCGTGTGCGTCAACAACTCGCGGGTTGTTCGGTGGTGGAGAAACTCCATCGCGTACAAACGTCATTCAATACATTACGATTGCATCTACTGGCGATGCCGCAGACTTTGGCGACCTTACTATTTCTGTTGGCTTGCTCGCCGCCTGCTCTAACGCCAGCGGTGGCGTGACGCCGATCCCGGCTCCGTCGTCAAGTCAGATCGGTGTGTTTGCGGGTGGCAGTTCACAATCACTGCTGCAATACATTGATATTGCAACCACGGGAAATTCGTCAGATTTCGGCGATTTGTTAATTGTGACAAGGGATTTTGCTGGGTGCGGCTCGTCAACTAGAGGCGTATTTAGCGGCGGTTATGCAAGCGCGGCGCTAACGGTAACAAATGTTATTCAATACATTACGTTTGCCACGACAGGATCAGCACAAGATTTTGGCGATTTGTTAGCGGCAAATGTTGGGCCAACTTCTTGTTCGTCAGACACTAGGGGTTTAATTGCTGGCGGCAACGTTGGTGGCGCTGTCTACGCTGCTACCAATGTTATTCAATACGTCACTATTTCCTCTACGGGAAACGCCATAGACTTTGGCGATTTAATAGCAGCGCGCGGAGAACTTCCGGCGGCGCTTTCGTCTACAACAATAGGTGTTTTTGGCGGCGGGTTTACAACCGCAAGAGTAAACATTATTGATTACGTCACTATTGCCTCTGCTGGCAACGCCACGGATTTTGGTGATTTATTGGGCGTAAATACTTTCCTTGCAGGGTTTTCTTCTTCAACAAGAGGCGTTTTTGCAGGCGGTAATATTTCAGCAGGAACTAGAACAAACGTTATTCAATACATCACAATTGCATCTGCGGGAAACGCAACTGACTTTGGAGATTTAATTGCAGCAACACAAAACCCGGCTGGTTTTTCATCGCCAACTCGCGGCATTATTGGCGGTGGAAACATTGCGGCTGGCAACACAAATGTCATTCAATACGTCACAATTGCCAGCACAGGCGATGCTGTTGATTTCGGCGATTTGATGATTGCAAATACATATATGGCAGGCGCTTCTAACTGCCACGGAGGTATCTAATGGATTTGGTTGCTCACACCCCTTACACGAACTTGCCGGTTGCTAAGCCGGAATACAACTTGATGTTGAAGAACATCGAGTCACGGATGCCAGCAGTCGTGAAGGACTCTAGCAACTTCCACAAGTCGCACTCGCAGTTTATGCAGGTGACGTTGGACGTAACGGCCATCACGCCGATCCGCTCCATTAAGCACACGTTGGCCGAGATTGAGCGCACCAAGATGGCGCTGCAAGAAGCGTACATTAACCTCCGCAAGAAGCAGGTAGAACTCAAGCGCAAGGAAGCGCAGTTGCTCAATGTCAACGACGAGTTTGACCGTGAGTTGCTTGAGATCGAGATCATGGAGATCAACACGCACACGGACAATGCCCAGAACGCCGTTCACGGTGCCGTGCGTAAGATGAATTTCTTGGTCAACCAGCACAAACAACTGCTGGAAAAGATCGGCAAGAACGAGATCACCGAGGAAGACTACGAGAGGGAAGAGGCCCGTTATCACATTATGACCTGCATGAAGCAGGCTCTGAACGCGGCTCGTAGCCGTGGCGGTGCGATTGACGAAGGCAACCTGATCTATCTCTTTGACCTTGGTATCAACGCGGCGCAAGCGCAGGCCGAAGTCATTGCGTACCTGAGAGTGGAAGCTGAACTCATTGAGCAGGGCAAGGCTCCGACGCATGAGATGACGCTGCGCTGGCTCGAAGCCTGTGCCGACAAGTGGCAGGAAGACCCGGCTAAGTTTGCTGCTCGTCGCGGGTTCTCGGTGTTTGACCGGGCATCGCTCACGAACTTGCCGCCAGCCGAGCCAGTACCGGAGCCGGAGGCAGCGTAATGCACCTCGTCGTCGGGACACCGTGCTATGGCGGAATGATGTGTACCGAGTACACAGAGTCCCTGCTGGGCTTGAAGGAAGCCTGCCTTCAGTACGGCATTAAACTGACGACGATCTTCCTTGGCAACGAGTCGCTGATCCAGCGCGGTCGCAACACCATCGCGCATTTGTTTTTGGAAACAGACGGCGACTATTTGATGTTCATCGACGCAGACCAGAAGTTTGTGCCGAATGACATTGCCAAGATGATCAAGGCCGACAAGGGCATCATTGGCGGTGCGGTGCCGATGAAGGGCATCAATTGGGAACGGGTACGAGAAGGTGCGCGGCACGGCCATCCGAGACTGGATCTGCTGACCGGTATCTTTAACGTCAACTCGCTGCCCGGACACGAGATGGTGAGTCCCAACTTGCCGTTTCAGGTCAAGCATGTCGGCACCGGTTTTATGTTAATTGCGCGTCATGTGTTTGACCGGCTGAAGCCCCATGTCGGCTGGTATACCAAGGACGGCGAGAAGCATTACGACTTCTTCAAGGTGCAGAACGTCAACCACGAACTGCTCTCTGAGGACTACAACTTTTGTCACATGTACCGTGAGCAAGGCGGTACCGTTTGGGTTGCTCCGTGGTGCCAGCTTGGGCATTTTGGAGCGCATTGCTTTAATGGACAGTATGCGGAGATGAACCATGCACGAGTGCATAAAATATCGGCTTAACCCCAACGGCACCGTCCCGTCGTTTCTGTGTCTTCATCCCGAAGGCGTAGGCGGCGTGTTTGGCGTTGCTTCACCCGGTACGACCCAGCACGATGACACGGTGTTTGTCGGCCTTGCCGATCCCGGCGCGACGGGCAACTTTGAGGTGGTGCCGACCCAGCAGGCATTGCAGGACTACCTCGCAGCGGTCGGTGCTGACTGGACTGAGCCGGTTGACCCGAATGACCCTACTGGCCCGACCAAGCCGTTTGATCCGGTAGCCGCTGCTCAGTGGGTGTGGGATCGCAAGACCGCTCTTGATGCTGCTGAGGGATGACATGGAAATGCAGGTTCTTTTCAACATCATCATTGGTGTGGCCGGTCTGTTTGGCGGTTGGATTTTGAATAACATCTCGCGCTCAATTGAGAGGCTGGATGATGATGTTCGCAAGATGCCGCTGACCTACGTGACTCAGGCTCACTACCAACGCGATATTGATGAGATCAAAGGCATGTTGGATAAGATCTTCAACAAGCTGGATGAGAAGGTAGACAAGTGAGCGAAGACATCGAACTCTTCAAGGCCAAGGTCCAAGCCGAGCTAAACAGGCTTGAAGCCAACTCGTCTGCCAAAGACGTAGCCGGTAAGGCGATTGGTAAAGACGGCTTGAAGTACATCACGGTAATCGTGGTGATCGGTGTCGCATCCAGTCTCGTTCTTGATTCAGAGAAGATTGCTGCCGTGATGGGACTTCTTGGCGCTTCGCTGACCGCTCTTATCTCTATGCTCAACGGCATTGCCGGGGCGTCGGAAAAGGAAGAAAAGCCGGAGTTTGCCGTCATCAAGGAGCTTATCGCCAAGCTTGATCGACTGGATCGCAAAGAGATGCCGATGCGAGTTGATGTCGAGGGCGACCATGTAACCGTAACCAAGGGCGACGATGTGGTGAGGGCCAAGAAATGATGACCATGATCAGTACTTTCCTCTCGTTCCTTGCGGGCGGACTTCCGAAGATCCTTCAGTTGTTTCAGGACCGTCAGGACAAGAAGCATGAACTGGCTGTGCTCGCCATGCAGAAGGAGCGGGAGTTAGAACTTGCCGCCCGTGGCTACGCTGCCCAAGCCCAGATCGAAGAGATCAAGACCGAGCAGATTCAGATTCAGGCCGCAGCCGAAGAGCGCGTAGCCCTGTACCAGCACGACACGGAAATCGGGAAAGGTGCCAGCCAGTGGATGATTAACCTGCGGGCATCGGTGCGTCCGGTCGTGACCTACATCTTTGTGCTGGAGCTAGTCATCATTAACGTGGCTGGCATCTGGTATGCGTGGAATCAGGGCGTGCCGTTTGCAATTGCGATGGAGAACGTCTTCTCTGAAGAAGAGATGCTGATCCTGTCGTCGATCATTGCCTTCTGGTTTGGTACTCAGGCTTTCGGTAAGAAATGAAGGTAAGTCCTGAGACAATCAGGATGATCAAGCACCATGAGGGCGTAAGGAGAAAACCTTACCGGTGTCCGGCGCACCTCTGGACGGTGGGCGTAGGTCATGTACTGTACCCGGAGCAGGCAAAACTACCTGTAGCCGAGCGACTGGCTTTCCCCCTGAAGGTCGAGGATTTTCGGATATGGTCCGATGCTGAAGTGGACGATCTACTTGCTAAAGACCTTGCGCGGTTTGAGCGAGGCGTGGCCCGACTTTGCCCTAATTCTGTTGGTGCTCAAGGCCGGTTCGATGGCCTCGTTTCCTTCGCTTTCAACGTGGGTCTGGGGAATTTACAGCGGTCTAGTCTCCGGATGAAGAACAACCGGGGCGACTTCGAAGGGGCTGCGGAAGAGTTTATGAAGTGGACCAAGGCTGCGGGTAAGGTGCTCCCCGGCCTCGTCAAGCGTCGTCTGGATGAACAGAGACTATACTTGTCGTAAATTAGGTATAATTGCGCCCAAATAGTCTTGCCCGACTGGTAAGACGCGGGACTTAGGAGAGGTTTATGCCTGCGTCGATGACATTTACCAGTTTGCAGTCGGACATCCGCAACTACCTCGAACGCGGTGGTGCGACCGACCCTATCGTTTACGAGCAGATTCCCCGGCTGATTACGCTGGCCGAGCGGAGGATCGCCCGTGAACTGAAGATCCAAGGCTTTCAGACAGTGGTCAATACCACCCTGCAATCTGGGGTAGCGGTTTACCCGAAGCCGGATCGCTGGCGCGACACCATCAGCATCAACTACGGCACCGGTACTGGAAACAATACCCACACCCCGGTCTTCGCCAGATCCTACGAGTACATCCGCTCTTACTGGCCGAACGAGACTCAGACGGGTGGCCCGCAGTTTTACGCGGACTACGACTATAAGCATTGGATCTTTGCGCCGACTCCGGATGCCGACTATCCGTTGGAGGTGCTGTATTACGAACTGCCGCCGTTGCTGGATGACACCAACCAGACGAACTGGCTGACCGAGTTTGCGCCGAACCTGTTGCTGTACGGGTCGCTGGTGGAAGCCACGCCGTTTGTGAAGGACGATCAGCGCGTTCAGTTGTGGCAGACCTACTACGACCGGTCGCTGGCTGCGCTCAATGGCGAAGACCTCCAGAAGATTGTTGATCGGTCCACGAATCGCCGGGAGGCATAAGTGACTACTTATACAAACACCTTCGGTGGAACGAACATCTACCCGAGCGATGTCTCGTACCGCTATGTATCGCTGACGATTGATCAGGTTCTGGACTGGCCGCTTGAGGCTGCTCCGAGCACTAATGTCGTTGCGAAGATCATGGACGTTAACGCGACGGCCTCTAGCCTTGTCATCACGATGCCCGATGCAACTCAGGCTGGCACGGGTGAGACGGTTCTGTTTAATAACGTCGGCGCTAATACTTTCACGGTTAAGACTTCAACCGGCACCGTCATCTGCGCTCCGCAGTCGGGCACGACGTTTCAGATTTACCTAACTGACAACAGTACGGTTTCGGGTACGTGGCGTTCGTTCCAGTACGGAGCTTCGGCTTCGTCTACCAACGCGGCTGCGCTCGCTGGATTGGGCATCAAAGCAATTGCGACGACGCTCAACCAGTCGATGCCCGTTAATACCTTTAGCACCAACTACACCGCTGGAACGAGTGATCGTGCTAGTGCTTTGGTTTGGACTGGCGGTGCTGGCACGCTGTCATTTGATGGCGCTCCGAGCTTGGGTGATGACTGGTTCGTCAATGTTCGCAACAGCGGTACTGGCGATCTAACGCTAAACCCCAACAGTTCTGAACTAATTAACGGTGTCAGCACGCTTGTACTATCGCCGGGTGATAGCGCGATTGTTGTTACTGACGGCCTTGAGTTCTGGACAATCGGCTTCGGACAATCTGCTGTCTACGCATTCAGTCTGCTTCAGATTGACATCTCTGGCAGCGGTAACTACACGCTGTCGGTTGCAGAGCTTAATAAGACGGCTTACGTTTTCACCGGAACTTTAACTGGTGATCGCGACATTATTGTTCCAACCACGGTTCAGCAATACTGGGTTAGCAATCAAACCAGCGGCTCTTATCAACTTGGAGTTAGAACGTCAGGACAGGCTAGTCCCGGCGTTACTATTGCTCAAAACGCTAGGGGTATTTTCTACTGCGACGGGACTAACGTGGTAGATGCGGATACTTCCACCGTATCATTCCCAGTTCAAATTAGTCAGGGCGGAACTGGCGCAACAACCGCCAGCAGTGCGCGAACCAACTTGGGTGCAACGACGGTGGGTAATGCTGTGTTCACCGCAGCCAGTCAAGCCGCAGCTCAGATTGCTTTGGGGCTGGACCCCATTGAGGGCGGTACGTACTAATGCCGCTTCAGCCGGTCATTGTTCGCTCTGAAGCCGGTATCAAGCGAGACGGTACCAAGTTTGAGGGCAACTTTTACGTTGACGGACAGTGGGTCCGCTTTCAGCGTGGACTGCCCAGAAAGATAGGCGGGTATCGTGCGCTTCAAGATCGCTTGGATGGTATTGCTCGTGGTATGCATATCCACAACCATAATGCATATACATACGTGCACATCGGTACGTCAGATGGTGTGTTTCGATTTCGGCTAGATCAGAACGGTCAGTCGAGCATTGTTACAAATCGTACTGATCCGGGTTACGTCGCGAACTCCAACAACATGTGGCAGTTCGATGTGGCGTATAACACCACAAATAACCAGAACGAGATTCTGGCACATGTTGCTCCGAACGTAGCCGACATCTCATCGGATGCTCCGGGTCAGTTGTACACGGGGTTTGACAATGGCACGGGCACGCTGACTCCGGTTCCGTCATTGACTATTTCTGGCGGTATCGTTGCACTGGCTCCGTATGTCTTTGCGTATGGATCAGACGGCTTCATTCAGTGGAGTCGCGCTGGTTATACGGATGACTGGAGCGGTGGTGATGCCGGTGCTGCGCGTATTACAAGCCAGAAGATTGTCAAAGGTCTTCCGCTTCGATCCGGTGCTGGTAACGCGCCGTCGGGTTTGTTCTGGTCGTTGGACTCGGTGATTCGTGCAACGTATGTGGGTAGCACGGCGGTGTTCCAGTTTGACACCATTACCTCACAGTCCAGCATCCTGTCATCGCAGAGCGTCATTGAGTACGACGGTATCTATTATTGGTGCGGTGTTGACCGGTTCTTGATGTTCAACGGTGTGGTTCGAGAAGTTCCGAACAACCTGAACCTGAACTGGTTCTACGACAATCTGAACTACGCTCAGCGCCAGAAAGTTTTTGCGTTCAAAGTTCCGCGTTGGGGCGAGATCTGGTGGTGCTACCCGCGTGGTAATGCAACCGAGTGCACTCATGCCGTCATTTACAACGTGCGTGAGAATACGTGGTACGACACCGCTCTTCCGAATAGCGGACGCTCTGCTGGCATGTACGCTCAGGTTTTTAGTTCGCCGCTCGTGGTGGGTGTGATTGACACCGAGACGACTGGTTATCGCGGAACTCAAACGAGCGAGCTGCGAATTACCGAAGACGGCCAGCCCCGCATCATCAACGACCCCAAGGGCTACGTGGTGTGGCAGCATGAGTATGGTACCGATGAGATTAACGGTACTCAGATTCGTCCGGTGCAGTCGTACTTTGAGACGGCGGACATGTCGCTACTGACTTCGGATCAGCCTCAGAATATGGCGGTTCGCGTTGAGTACATGGAGCCGGACTTCGTGCTGTCGGGCAATATGACGGTGCAAGTAACCGGTCGCGCTAACGCCAGAGCCGGTGAAGTTACGAGCGATCCGCAGATTATCTATTCAACCCTGACCGACCGACAGCAGCAGTTGGTGTACTTCCGTGAGATCCGTCGTGAGATGCGATTCCGATTTGAAAGCAACACGCTGGGCGGTAATTACCAGATGGGTCAGATCATTGCCCACATCGAACCGGCTACGGGTACGGTGCTCGGAGAGAATCCGTGAGAACGCATCGCATCGTAGATCCGCGTGGGATGGAGTTGCAGTACTGGGCAGATACGCTGTGCTTGGACTTGGACGAGTATGCAGTGATCCCACAGTTGTACGCAGAATCCGAGTGGCAGAATTGGGCGGCGGGTTTGATTGGTATCAACGGCATTTCGCAGTTGAATCCTCCGTCGCCTTATCAGTTTGATGACTGGCGCGAATGGGCGCTTCGCTTCTATCAAGTTTTGGACTAGGTGAACTATGGCTAGTTACTACACTTACGGCACGATCCCGAATGCTGAAGAGACGGTCTATGGGCCTTTGTCTCAAGGCTACGCTGAGGGCGGTGAAGTAGATGAGGCTGTACCGGCAGATCGCGGTTTGCCTGAAGAACTGTATTACAGCGAAGAACCACAGATTTATTACAGCGAAGAGCCGCAGCCGTATTACAGCGAAGAGCCTCAACCTCTTGCCATGGCGCAACCTCGTAATGATCAGGTAGCAGCTCCTTATATCCCGCCCGGATTGCAAGCTGCTTTCTTACGTATGCAGGGAAAGTCTCCAGAGCAGTTGGCTGCAAAAGCAGAAGCCGCAGCTAAAACAAAAACGGAGCGCGAAGTTCTTTCTGGCCTTTTGCAAAGCAATCAGTTTGACGCGGCATTTAAATATGCCATGGATAACAACGTCCAGAATCTTCTGATTGACCCAACAGAGCTGCGAACATTAAAAAGCAACTTCACTCCTGAGGAAACCAAAAAGTTTTTTGCAGAAATGCCAAAAGACTTGATGGGTCCGCAAAGCGAAGAGGAAGTTAAGTTTGATCCTGCCGCTGGACTTGAAGCTTCATTAGAGAAGAAAACAATACCATCTGGTCTTTCTGCGCTTGGACTTGTCGAGGGAGTTCCGCAAGTTCAAAGAGCGTTTATTCCACTTGAGCAAAAGAAAGAAGATGGCCTGTTTGAAGACATCATAAAAACCGTTCTTGCCGCTGGCACTCTGTATGCCGGTGCGTCGGCATTGCCGGGACTTATTGGCGGCGGTAGTGCTGCTGGTGCTGGTACTGCTGGTACTGCTGGCGCTAGTGGGGCTGGAGCTACTGGTGGCGGTCTTTCGGGGGCTATAAAAGCTGTTGGAAGTATCCCCGCTAAAATTGGCGGAACAATTGCTGAAACACTCGGGCTTCCGGTTACTAGCACAGTAGGAAAGGCAGCTCTTGGAAATGCCGTTATTACTGGCGGAACAACTGCCGCTAAAGGCGGAAGTCTTGAAGACGTTCTTAAAGCAGGACTTCTGTCTGCTGGTCTTACTTACGTTTCTGCTCCCGTCATGGATGGGCTGAAAGACGCAGCAAAAGCCGTTGGCGGAAAGTTGGGTATTGGCACAGGCGCTGCTACTACGGCAGCGGGGCAAGCTGCAACGGAGGCTCTTTCTGACGTTGCCGTTGATGATCTGCTTCAACAGGTTACTGTTACAGCAAGTCGTCCAGCACTGAGCAATCTAATTGGTCTTGGCGCTGTCGCCGTTCCGACTAGCACTAAAGTTGACTTGCCTGAACCAAAAGTTGCAACAGAACAAGTTGCTCCAGAAATCGAAGAACCTCCTTTAGAAGAAGTTGTTGTTACTAGTCAGCGTCCGGGCCTTGAAAATCTTCTTGGCCTTGGAACGGTCGCGCTCCCGACAACTACACCTGTTACCACTCCTCGCCCGAGCGTGTTGGAGCCGGAGCCGGTTGTTGCTGATCGCGAAGTTCGCGAGGAGCCTATTGAGCAGCAGCCACTTGAAGAAGTAACTGTTACTGCGCAAAGACCGCCGCTTTCGGATTTGCTGGGGCTTGGCGCTGTGGCCGTTCCAACTACTACACCTGTTGAAACACCAAAGCCTGACTACATTGAAGAAGTTGTTCTTCCAGAAGAAGAACCGCTTGAAGAGGTAGTTGTTACTGGCCAGCGTCCGCCTCTTTCAGATCTCCTTGGTCTTGGTGCTGTAGCGGTTCCGACAACTACGCCTGTAGATGTAAAAGCTCCGGACTACATAGAAGATGTTGTAATACCAGAAGAAGAGCCGCTTGAGGAAGTGGTTGTCACTGGTCAGCGTCCACCTCTTTCGGATCTGCTCGGTCTTGGTGCGGTTGCCATTCCAACTACTACGCCTGTTGATGTTCGAAAACCAGACTACATTGAAGATGTGGTTTTGCCAGAAGAAGAGCCTCTTGAAGAGGTTGTTGTTACCGGACAACGGCCGCCGCTTTCTGATTTGCTTGGCCTTGGAGCAGTTGCAGTTCCAACAACGACTCCGGTTGATTTGCCAAAACCAGAAGTTATTTTGGATCAAATCGTATATCCAGAAGAGGTGGTTGTTGAAGGAACCAAACCTACTGAGGGTGGGCTAACTCTGCCGCCGTTTACTATTCCAACTCAAACTCCGATTGAAGGTATAAAAGAGCCTGAAATTAATAAGCCTAACCCGCTTAAAGATCTGCTCGACAAGTACGGCTCGTTGGAAAATCTGCTTAAACTTCTCGGCGCTCTGGGATCTGCTGCTTCTGGAACTGCCAAGGCTCCCGCACCAACGGCTCCGACTGGCGGCATGGGCGGCGCGTTGCCTAAGTACACCTATACCCGTCAGCAGTTGAGTCCGGACATTGATTACTACACCTACGGCACTCGCCCGGAGGCAAAGTTCTTTGACTACACGACTCAGCTTGAGAGGCCAGTACAGCCTGAACTGCCGCCTGCTAAGACTCCTGATCAAGAGTCTCCAGTAGTATCATTAGCAGCTCCTACTTATGTTGGGCCAACCCCTCTTTTTGTTGAACCGGGAATGGCTACCGGCGGTTTGACCGGCTACGCCAAGGGTGGCTCCAAGAGTTCCCGTTATGTGGATGGTCCCGGCTCGGGTCGGGAAGACAAGATCCCGGCTCTTCTGAGCGACGGGGAGTACGTAATTGATGCTGAAACGCTGGCTCTGCTGGGGGACGGCTCGACCAAGGAGGGTGCTCGGCGCATGGATAAGTTCCGTGCTAATATCCGAAAGCACAAGGGTCGTGCCCTATCGCGTGGCCGGATTAGTCCAAACGCAAAGTCGCCCGATAAGTACATGGGCGGAGGGTTGACCTAATGGGTGTTCTAGACTTTCTGTTTGAGGGCAGCGCCCCAACACCGGGTACCACCAGCAGCAGTACCCAAATTCAATTGCCAGAGTGGTACACCCAGTACACCACAGACATGCTGGGTCGCGCTCAGGGCGTTGCCAACCTTCCGTATGCTCAGTACACCGGTCCTCGGGTTGCAGGGTTTACCCCAACTGAGCGAACTGGCTTTGAGCAAACCAAAGCAGCAGCGGCGGCTTATCAGCCATTCTTGCAACAAGCGGGTGCTGCCCTAGGCCAAGCTGGTGGTATGAGCGGAATGGGTGCTGCCGCCCAAGATTTTGAGACGGCTTCTTCCATGCTGGGTGCTCAAGCAGCAGCTCCGTACTTAACCCCGGCAGCGGCTATGTCGGGCTTGACGGCAGCGCAGCCAATGTTCTCCCAAGCGATGCCTACCATTCAGCGAGCGGGTGAAGGGTCTGCCCTAACGGCAGCGCAACCGTTCTTGGGGGCAGCAGCTCGGACGTTCCCGCAGGCGGCTCAGGAATACATGAGTCCTTACATTCAGAACGTCGTTGAAAAGATGGGCGACATCGGTGTGCGTCAGTTGCAGGAGAAGTATCTCCCGGCCATCGGTCAAGAGTTCATCGGAGCCGGTCAGTTCAGCGTCGGTCCCGGTAGCACTCGCATGGGTGAATTTGGCGCTCGGGCGTTGCGAGATACGCAAGAGGCCATTTTGGCTGAGCAGGCTAAGGCGCTTCAGGCTGGTTATGGTCAGGCTGCGGACATCTACGGTCAGGATGTGGGCCGGTTGGCGCAGTTGGCTGGAACGGTTGGTCAGCTTAGTACTGCTGATCTTAATCGCTTGCTGGAGAGTGGCGTTCGCGTTGCCGACATTGGCGCGAAGATGGGTCAACTTACGGCGGACGATGCCGCTCGGCTGGCGGACATTGGTAAGGCAACGGGTCAGCTTACCCAGCAGGATGCTGCCAACTTGGCTCGTATCGCAGAGTCGAAAGGTCAGCTTACCCAACAGGACGCTCAAAACCTTCAGGCTCTTGCTTCAAAGTACGGTGCTCTTGGCGAAGCAGCTCAAACCTTGGGTCTTACTGGAGCTGGAGCTATTACCGACGTTGGCGCGAAAGAACGCGCTATGCAGCAGGCCAATCTCAACTTGGCTTACGAAGACTTCATTGCTCAGCGCGATTACCCGAAAGAGCAGATCAAGTTCTTGTCGGATGTGTTGGGCGGCGTGCAACTTCCGCAAACGACTGTTACGCAGTCCACTACGACCCCGGCTCAACCCGGTGGAGCGTCAGCAATTGAAAAAGCAATTACCGGAGCCACTGGCATTGGAGAGCTTTTGGAGAAATATAGAAAATATTTCCCGTCTAGTTCCGCTAGCGGCACCGTTCCGAAATATGACTATGGCTCTATTACTGACAGCATTAATGACCTCTTGAAGGTTGGTGGCTGATTATGAAAAGAGAAGTCGCTGAAATGCTTGGCTTGCCATACGATCCCGCTCTTGACGAAGAAGAAACGGACGAGGAAGTTCAGGCCGAAGAAGACGCTCAGGCCGATGAGGAGCCTGAAGCTGGCGGGCTTTCGTACATTCCTGCGCGTGTTCGACGGGAGTATGAGCAGTCTCTGAAGGCTTACGAAGGCTCTTATCAGAATCAGATTAACCAGATTCAAAAAGCCAAGGATCTGCTTCTTTCCCAGCCGACCGAGCTGAGCCGGAGTCAGTATCTCCAGCAGCTTGGCTCTGTGCTGACTGCTCCGCGCAAGTCTACTGATCCGCGCTTCTACGAGCGTCGTAATCTCTTTACTTTCCTCCGCGATGTGGGAGAGCTTGGCTCTGCACAGAAGGCAGCGGAAGAGAAAGCCAAGCTTGAGCAACAACAGAAGCTGCTCCAGCTTGACGAGCTTTCAGCAAAGTATGGTCAGGAGCGCGACTACAATCGCTTGAAGCTTGCCACCCAGTTGATGGGTAAGTACAAGCCAGCGGCTGCTGCGAAAGAGCCGGATGAGATTACTCGTTTGCAAAACAGCCGAGAGCAGCTTGTTCAGAGTCGCTCCAGCATGGACCCGAGAGCGCCTGAGTATTTGGCAATTAGTAATCGCATTAAAGAGCTTGATAAGCGCATCGCTTACCTTGGTGGGGAGCGTGCAGAAAAAGAAGGCGAAGCCCTTACGGTTGGTCAGAAAGCCCTTGATAAGAAAATTGGTGAAGAGTACGCCAACTGGGTTGTTGGTGGCGGCGCAGTTCAGAGCGCCTCTCGCATTTCAAGAATCAATGACATTACTTCGAAGCTGAAAAAGGACAAGGACATTAGCGGGCCTGTTGTTGGGTTCACCCTTGATAACCTTCCTACCATGGCCTCGGTTCTTTATCCAGAAGCTCAAGATGCTAAAGACGTTGTTGAGTCCGTTGTACAAACGGATCTTCGCGCCATCTTGGGCGGTCAGTTTGCTCAGAAGGAAGGTGAGGCTCTTATTAAGCGAGCCTATAACCCAAGACTGGGTGAGGAGAAAAACGCGAAGCGATTGCAATTGCTTGCTTTGCAGATGCAAATGGTTAACGATGAAAAGAATCGTGCCATGCAATACTTTGGAGATAAGGGGACGATTCAGGGCTATACCTTCCGTCCGTTTACCGCTAATGATTTCTTGACATCTGATCAGCTTGATCGCCTTGATGCTGGTGAAACTCCAGAGGAAATTTTGGGGATTTCTAAGCCAGCTCCAAAACCCGCTGGTGAAGGTAAGCCTGCTGGTGGAAAGCCCGCTGAACCTAAAAAGAAATACAAGAAAAAAATTAAGGTTGGCGATCGCATTATTGAAGTTGAGGTTGAGGAGTAAGACCGAATGCCTACTTACACGATCGCGGGTAAAAGGGTTACTTCTCCGGAGCCTCTTTCGGATGAGGAGATTGCGGCTCTTTACAGCGACCTTACCGGAGTTAAACCTGCCGCCGCGGCTCCTGCGCCTGCCGCTAAGCAGCGACTTACGCCTGAGCTTCCGCGAGATATCCGCACTCCGCAGGACGTAGATGTCCGTCGTGGTGCCAGCGGTCTTCTGGGCCTACCCGGCGGCTTGCTTGACATCGCTACCGGCATTGCTGGCCTTGGTGGCGAGAATGCAGTAACCCGTTGGCTTCGAGAGAAGGAGCGTTCTCTTGCTGCTCAGGCTCCGAGCGAAGCTGGATACGAAGCCGGAAAGATTGTTCCGCAATTGGCTCCGGCGCTTGGCACTGCAAAGCTTGTATCTAAGATCCCGGCAGCTAGCACTGCTACCCGCGCTCTTCTTCAGGCTGCTGGTCAGGCCGGTCAGGCTTATGCGGTAACTCCGTCTGCATCAGAAGATCGCGAGCAGATGAGCGTGATGGGCCTTGGTCCTCGCGAGTCTGCTGCTGTATTGGAAGGCGGTCTTGGTTTGGCAGGCGAGGCTGCGGCTCCTCTTGTTCGGGGTGCAATTCGCACCGGTCGCAAAGGCGCAGACTTCGCTCAATCTGTGAAAGAAGGTTTTACTGGCCGGATTCGTGGCGTTCCTACAACGCCGGTCACTGAAGAAGAGCGTGCCGCTCTTGCGATCACTCAGCGTAGAGGCGTGACTGCTGATGAGCAGGCTCTTGCCGATGCCGAGAAGGCTTCGCAGATGCGCCGAGAAGAGTTGAATGCTCTGCGTATCCGCCAGACTGAAGCAGCCGCTGCTCGCGAACAACAGCGTCAGGCTTTCCTTGCTCAGAAGAAAGCAGCCGAGGAAGCTGAGGCTAAGGCGCTTGAAACGGTTGAGCTGACTCCAACTCGTGGCAAGCAGGAGCTTGGACAGCGATTGCGCGACACCGTCATGGCTGCGCGTAAGAAGTACATGGATGAGCGTTCTCAAGCGATCGGCAAGTTTGAATCCGGAGATGAAGTTCCGGTGTTCACCGCTGCTAAAGAAATGGAAGCGGCTGGTGAGTTCATTAACAAGACTGAAAAGTTTCAGGATCTTGTTAAGTACTTGCGCGAGCGCGGTGTTGGTCGAACCGGCAAGTCCGAGCTTGACCGTGAAGAAATCAAAGCTTTCAAGAATGTCCTTCGCGATGTAACTCCCAAGCAGCGGGTTTCTGAAACCATTCTAGACGAAGCCGGTAACAAGACGGTTGTGCGCAGGCTTGAGCCTGTTGACATTACTTTTGAAAAGCTTGTTAAGCTTCGCAGAAGAATTCAAAAGGGTGACCCCGGCGTAACCGAAACTGGTTTTCAGGCTATTACCGGAAAAACTAGAGACGCTTTGCTTGAGAAAATTGACAATGTTCTTGACGATTTCTCGCCCGGATACCTTGATTATAAGAAGACTTACGCCGAAACATCTGAGCCGTTGGACTTCTTGAAGGTCAACACGGTTGGAAAGAAGGCTGCTGGTTTCCAGAAGTTTAGCCAAGAAGAGTTTCAGGCTAACCCCGAGGCTGTGCTTGATGCTCTGCTCAATAACCCGAGCAAGACTAACGCTGACAACCTGCTGAAGTTTGTCGGCAACGAAGGCAAGGATGACATTGAGCAGGTCGTGCTTGAGGCGCTTGTCAATAAAGCTGGCGGAAAGTCCAGCGGCTACGCCAAGGTCCTTGAGAAGTACGACGACTTCTTAGAAGCATTCCCGACAGCGAAGAAGCGTCTTCAGGACGAGTCTGCGGTGTTTGACAAGGCAACTGCTCCGGCACGCGCTGAGTATGAGAGTGCGATTGCAGGTCTTGAGCGTATCAAGGGCGAGAAGTTGGAAGACTCGCTCCGTCGCCGGATTGCAACTTCTGAGTTTCAGAAGGCTGATGCTATTCGCGTCTCGACTCAAGACAGACTCAAGAGCCTGCAAGACCTTGATAAGGACACCCTGATTGCGATCAGTGAAGAAGCCAACAAGATCCCGCTCAATACTTCGGTTGGACTTGCTCAGGCTACGGCATTGGCTGCAATCGCAGGCGGCGCTGGGCTTATTGCAAACGACTCTCCGCTTGTTGGCATTCTTGCCATCGCAGGTGGCGCTGCTACTAGTAAGGCTGCGAGAAACGCCTTTGCTAAGAAAAGAGCGGAAGTTTCTAACCGCATTGAAACCGAAGTTAAAAAGATCATCGCTAGCCGTTCTGGCGAGCGTGCTGCTTCTATCCAGCAGCGTATTGATAATCAAGACGGCATCATGCAGGCCCAGCGTATTGCGAACGAGGCACTGAAGAATATCGGCTTCAAGCCCGGTACTGGCGCTGTCACGGCTAACGCTATCTACAAGGCATTCGCTGTTGATAAGGGTGCTGAAGCTGAGATTGACGGCTCTAGCGCCGCTGGAGAAGAGGGCATTGTTCCTGATTCTGAGGGCGAGCCTGAGGTTGGCTCAAACGGCGAGTCTTACGATATCGGTGAGATTATCTCGACTCGCGGCGCTGATGATTTGGCTCCGCTGATCATGTCGATCTATGAGCAAGAGTCCTCTTCTGGTAAGGCCGATACCGACAAAGAGAATTACGCTGGCGCAAAAGGTCCGATGCAAGTCACGCGAGATACCTTTGAGGGTATGCGCATGTCTGGCTTAATTCCCGAGAATTACAGCTTTGACAACCAGTCACATTTAGCCGAGGCCGGAGTGGCGCTGATTCAGGATCTCGCTCGCCGTTATGGTAACGATCCTGAAAAAATTGCTGCTGCATACTACGGCGGTCCGAGAGCGGTTACTGAGCGTGGTATTCGACGGGAGCGTCGCGACCCAAAGAATCCTAAGGCTCCGACCGTAGGCCAGTACGCTGATCAGGTATTGGCTCGCTTGATGCCGACTGCTCAGGCTGAGGGAATGGCTGAGGGCGGATTGGTTGAACCCGGCAACATTGATGTCTCAAAACTGCCAGCAGTCCGTAACGCTGATGGAACTTACAGCACCGTAAGATCTATGGGCGTTAACATCAATGGAAAGGAAGTCCTGATACCAACGGTAATTAACGGGCGCGTGGTTTCAGAGAAAGAAGCCATTAATCATTATTTGAAAACCGGAAAGCATCTTGGCGTTTTCAGCACTCCCGAGGAGTCCACCGCCTACGCTGAAAAGCTTCACCAAATGGAAGCTCAAAGGATCAAGAAGGCTCGCGGCGGTGCCGTTGAAGACACGACGGACTACACGCAGTACAACGATCGAATCCTTCGTGCATTGATTAAGCGTTACGGCAACGAACAGAAAGCTCGTCAGGTAATGCGAGACACCGATGCCGGAGTGCTACTCAAGATTATGCGAGAAGAGGAAGGTGCTGCGCGATACAGTCCCAATGAGCAGGCCTTGCTAAGGCGTTACGCAAACAGGTAGAGTCAAGCCCATGAAAAAGAAGGACAAGTACATCCCTGTTCAAATAGAAGACGGGAAATGGTACCGGGTCCGTGGGTACACACACTCGGAGTGCTGTGACTGTGCGTTGGTTCACAAGGAAGAGTATCGACTCGTAGATGGCCATCTGGAATGGCGTGCATCTCGGGATGATAAAGCGACCAACAAACGCCGCAAGGAACTAGGCATAAAGGTGGATCGTGCCGATAAAGGTAAGTGATTCTGAATTCATCGAAGCTTGGAAAAAACTAAAGAACGCTAATAAAGTTTCAGAATTTTTTAAGATGGACGTACGAGCCGTCCGAGCCAGAAGAAGAACCATGGAAATCAGATATGGCATATCGCTGCCGTCTGAGAGTAAAGGTTTAGGAAATAGCTGGCGCTCACAGAAAGGCCAGATGCTGGACAAGATCGCAGAGCATCGCTCCAAGGTTTACAAGCATGTCATGGACTACGAGCTGCACGATGGTGTGGTTCTCGTGGCATCGGATGCGCATTACTGGCCGGGTATTGTTACTCCCAGCCACGAAGCCTTCTGCAAGTTAGCTAAGCAACTTAGTCCGAAAATGGTGGTGCTCAATGGCGACATCTTGGATGGTGCTCGCATCAGCCGTCACGCTCGGATCATGTGGGAAAAGCAGCCCGAGTTGAAGGACGAGATCCACACCGTTCAGGATCGTTGCGCTGAGATCGAACGGGCTGCGAAGGGTGCCAAGTTAATCCGCACCATCGGTAACCATGACAGCCGCTTTGAGAACTACCTATCGGGTCGAGCTGGCGAGTTTGAAGAGATGGTAGGTACGACGCTGCTCGACTATCTCCCGCGCTGGGAGGCTGGCTGGGCATTGCATCTAAACCGCGAAGAGGATGGCTGGGTCTGTATCCGGCACCGTCCGGTCGGAGGAGGCGTTCACTCCTCGTACAACTCAACCCTCAAGGCTGGCGTGTCCTACGTCCACGGGCATCTCCACAAGCTTCAGGTAACGCCGTGGGCGGATTATCGCGGTCGCCGATACGGCGTAGACACCGGGACGCTTGCGGAACCATACGGGCCGCAGTTCAACTACACCGAAGCCGGTCCGGTCAATTGGGCATCGGGCTTTGCCGTTCTTACTTTTGTGGGCGGTAAGATGCTTCAGCCGGAACTGTGCGTCGTCGAACATGGTAAGGCTTGGTTCCGAGGCAAAGAGGTCTAGGGGAATCTTACACCCTCGGCATCGACTCGCTGAGCCTGAAGCGAATCCACGTAAGCGGTCACGATCGCTTCGATGAACTCATCAAACTGATCCGGCGTGAACTTCGTGAAGTCGTAGTTACCAGTCGCCTCAATGAAGGCCCCCGCTGCTGCGGAGGCTTCGTTGAGCGCCAGTTTTTCATTAGGTGACTTGTCGATCATGTAGTTATCCATGCATTTAATGGAACAAAACTGGGCAGGTTTTTTCGAATTCCCGCGCTGCGGGATGAAGAGGAACCCTCTAGCCTGCCTCTTGCAGATCTTGCACGAACCGAAAACCGACAATTTCCGTGTACTTGCCATTCTTCTGAACCTTAATCTCGGCAGGTTTGAGTAAGGAATTTGCCTTACCGATCGCATCGACTGTTGTAGACGGAATAACACCCGGCCCGGTCATGCGATCCATCCACCACTTAACTGCCTTGTCTCGTGCAAATCCCTTGTGTTCAAGGCAGACCCATTCCCGGTAAACCACTAGACCCGAGCGGTACTCAACCCTCAGGCTGTTAGGGCTTCCGGGCTTAATGTGTTGTCTATACGCAACAGAGTTAACCGGAACCCACTGGCTAGGGATAGCGGTGCTCATCACCGGCAGCGTCGTCGCCGTACGCTCAATCTCAGGCTCTCTGGCAGGCCAGACGTACCCACAATCGGGACACTCAGTGAGCGCCGCAAAAACGATGCTGTCGCATTCTGGGCAGGTCTTAGTCGGGGCTTCGCCGCCCTCCTCGGTCTTGCGTGGCTTCTTGGGATTGACCCGATCCACCGGCCCGTGCCGAGCGACGTTACCGGCGAAGTCCAGCACAAGGCAGTCTTCTTTGCCGGGGTAGTTGCCCATCC